AGTTCTTGAATTCGCGCAGCAACGTGCTTTTACCGCTTCCGCTGGCGCCCACGATGCACAACGTCTTGAAATCGAAATCAAGCGGGGGCAATTCGAACGGATAAACGATGCTTTCACCGGTGAACGTATAATCGAAATTTTTTTGCACCATGTCGGTGAACTCATCGAGGCGCACTTTAGTGATCAGCGGCTCGGTTTTTCGTTTTATCTCGTATAATACCGGGCATTCGGAATAAGCCATTTTTCCTCCTTCTTAGTTGTTCGATCTCAGGATCGGAGCGATTTGTTCGCCCCGATCCCGATGATGATGGAAATTTAGATTGTTTCGATTAGTTCATGAAGTCATCGTCGTCCATGTCTGCGTCGCGATAGTCGTCATCGAAATCATCCGCAGAACCGACAGTGCCGAAAGGTTCGCCATCGCTGAGCTTCTGAATCGAAAGCAGACCCGCGCTGATGCCCTTCTTGCCGGCCTGGTTGTAGCCGTAGAAATTGATTGCCGCGCGACCGTAGCATCCGCTATATACTTCGGTGGGATCGGTCACCTCGTTGCGGAATGCGTCAACGATTACCGGTTTCTGTTTGCTGGAAACTGTGATCACCCAGCAATCTTTGCACTCGGGTCCGTACGGATCGCCGCTGTCGCGTGTTCCGTCGCCGTCGTGCAGCGTGTGATTGGGTTTCGCGGGAAGGCTTGCTGCGCCGTTACGTTCGCGGAACTTGTCAGCCGCTTCTTTCATCGCGGCTTGAATCTTCGCGAAAGTCGTGGTGTCGCTCTTCGGGATGAGAAGCGTCACGCTGTACTTGGGATCGCCACCGTTTACATTAGCCTGAGGCTCGAAGATGTGGCAGTACGAGAATCTTACTTTTCCTGTTACTACTTTGGTTGCCATAATTTTTAAATCTCCTTTTTATATAAATAATTTTTTATGGTTTAATTGAAATCATTTTTTGCTTCTGCGAGCCGATCATATATCGGACGCTTGTCCGATTCAGGCGCGATTTGAGGTGCGCCGGGTGCGCGTTCGATCAACGCGTCAAGGAGTTCAACGACCTTTTTCTTGCCGATCGCTTTGTCCATTTGTGAAGGGCTGAGCAATTTGGTCTCGGTGTAATCGTCGACAGAATATCCGGCGACGTTTAACGCGTCGGCGACTTTCAATTCATCGATCCATTTGCGATTGCCGAGTTTACCTTCGACTACTTTATATCCTGGGATGTCTTCGCCGTTGAGCATGGCGGTGAGTGCTTGTTCCTTGACGCGTTTCAACCACAACGCGATCACAGGCTCCATCGCGAGCACTTCGGTGATCTCATGCGGTGCGAGCTTGGGAATAGCCACGCGAAGGTCGTGCGTTTCGACAAAATCGGTGCACGTTTTGGTCAATTCGCGACATTTGCCCGCATGCGGACAAAATTTACAATGCGATCCGGCACAATATTCGCCTTTACCTTCTGCAGCATTTGCCGCGATCGGTTTGACGGTTTCGCTCGCCCAAACGAGCAAGTCGTCAACAGTTCCTTTATCCACGCTTTCGTTATTGATGCGAGGTTGATAGATATGTATCTCGTATTTTTTCACATCGTAAACAAAACCAAAATCGTTGAGCGCGCCTAATGCGTAAAGCTTCAGCTGCGGGTTGTCGATCGCGGAAACAGGAACGCCTACGCCGTACTTGTAATCGATGACGATCATCGTGTCGTCTTGTAAGATGATGCAGTCGCACGTGCCGAATCCATCCGGCACCCAAGGAGAAAAATCCACGCGTTGTTCGAGCAAAATCACGGCTTCGTCTCCCTTAATTTGTTCTTGGATATAATCGCGATAACCTTGAGCGCATTCATACATTTCGGGAGTGATGTCGGGATTTGTTTTGACATCGATTTCGGGACAAAATGTCTCGCCGCGTGCAACCGCTTCCGCGACCTCATGCGCGAGCGTTCCTTCGCGGGTGAAATCGGTGTCTTGATTCGGATATGCTTCAGCCGCGATTGCGGAAGGAGGACAAGCGAGCCAACGATGCGCACTTGATGCGCTGAGCAGTGCATGAGCTCGAGCGCTGTGATCGTTCAATGTTGTCATGCGTTACCTCCTTTCGATATTTCGCCGCATTCATGCACGCGATGGAATTTGTTCGCTAAATCGATCAACCCAAGCAAATCGTTTTTGACTTCGTCGCTCACGTTGTTGCTGTTCAATCCGGCTTTTACCAAGTGGTATGCGATTTGTACAATTTGACGGTCGTCAAAATTAGCTTTTAAACTGCCGCACCACAACGGTAAAACAGAATAATCTAGGTCAGCCCCCGACAGGTTAGCCCACGACAGGTTAGCCCACGACAGGTTAGCTCTCGACAGGTCAGCTCTCGACAGGTCAGCTCTCGACAGGTTAGCTCTCGAACCGTTTTCGTTTTTCAACCATTTTTGATGTTCATCGATGATTTTTTTTAGTTCGTTTTTCATGCGTTACCTCCTTATCTGATCGGCACTAAGACGATGAGGTGCTGACCTTCGTGAACGGTGCTGCCGGACAGATGATTCAAAGCTCGAATCTCGTCGATCCATTCTCTGCGATCAACGCTGTCGGGGCAGTATTTGCCGGATATCGCCCAAAGCGTGTCTCCGTCTTTCACTTGATACGTCTGTTCGTGCCATTCGATCGCGTCCATCGTGGATTGAAAAGCGTGGTTGAGCAGTAATATGCTCACGATCACGATCACAGCAGCAAGGATCAAAACCATCGTCGTGTTGTTAGCAAATAATTTAGTCATTTACGATTCTCCTTCTTCCCGATTAGGCAAATCAGCACCAACGTGGAGCAGATGATTGATGTAATGATGATGCCTGTCACGATTTGAACACCTCCTCCAAATCATTTTTGAGCCATGCGAACGTTACTTCGCGCGGATATTTCTCGCCGGTCGCCCAGTCGCGTTCTCTCACATACACGATCGGTTTCGCGATGTATTCACAAAAATGATGTTCGAGTTTCGCGCCCTCGCTGTTTTCGCATCCAGGCAGGAACAAAACAGCGTCTGCCACGTCGATCATGCCGATGTCGATTCGCATGTATTGAGCATTGGTTAAACCAGCAGGGTTTTTCGCGGGGTTGAGCGGTATGTATCCGAACGCGATCAAATCGTCTTCTGCACGTTCGAACGCTTCCCAGTATTTTTCCACGCCGGTCATCGGGCCGGCGATGTATATGATTTTTTTATCTCCCATTGTTTACACCCCCACGAGGACTTTCAATTCTTCATATACGAGCGGCATCGATTCTTCCGGAATGCCGGAAATGCTCGGCGCGTATTTGTCAACGATTGCTTTCAACTGCGGTTTTTTGCCTTGTTCGATGAGTGTGCGAGCTATGCTGCGAATGTCGGCCTCGGTGACGGTAGGTGCCGGCGATTCGATGTTTTCGATCTTTTCAGTTTTTGCTATCGTCTCGGCGAGTCGTTGCTGCACGTCGTCGAGCGATGTCGATTCAGGATCAGGTTTCGCGACTTTTGAAGCATCGATTTGAATTGCTTCCAAAGCGGCGACAAGCCGGTCCAACCTTGCGCGATCATCCGCGCAAAGTTCAATGGTGATGTTGTTCATGAGTGTTTTCCTTTCTGATTTTTGTTTTTTCGGTTGCAACGATCAGATCGATCGCTGCTTGTTTGATTTCGCGCATGCGTTTTTCCCTCTCCTCCGCGGTGAGTTCGGGGCGCGAGACTCGAACGATGTTCATGTGTTACCTCCTGATGATATGCGGAGTTGTAATTTTTGCGATGTTGTTCTACATTTTAGAACTTCAAAACAAAAAAATATAGATGGATTTGTTCGGGCGGTATGTCGAGCAAATCCTCATCGCAAACGCGAATGACATCATCAGGCGGCCATTTGGTTTTGTTTTTCAAACGGCTGCTCAACGCGCTGCGATTGATGTGAGCGACTTCAGCAAATTTTGACAACGTGCCAAATTTTTCAATGATTCGGCCTTTCAGTTTGCTGAAGTCGAAGACGATTGTCTTGTCTTTCACGATTGTGCCTCCTTTCTTCGTTTTTGAATCTGAAACAAGTTCAACTTTCTTGAACACGTCAACATTATAAGACGCGGATTTTCATTTGTCAACTAGTTTTTTCAAAAAAGCGGAACTTTTATTGAAATGTTCCACTTTTTGTGTTATAATAACATCAGGAGGTGATATAAATGAAAAAAGGTACTTTACCCGAACGGCTCGCGATCGCGATGGAAAGACGCGGAATGCGCGCGGTTGATGTTGTTGAAAGAACGAATATTCCGAAAGGCACGCTCAGCTATTACATGTCAGGCAAATCCAAACCAAAGTCTGATCGGTTGTACATTCTCGCTCAATTATTAGATGTAAACGAAGCATGGCTCCTCGGATACGATGTCCCGATGGAACGCACTGCAGACCAAAAAAAGAACGACCAACTCGCAAAGTTGATCGTTAGAATGAGAACTGATATTGATTTTTATGAGACTGTCGCGGCTCTCGCCGAACTCAATGAAAGTCAGTACCGGGGCATTAAACAGTTAATAACCGCTTTCAATGAGTAGTTTCAAAATTAAATCCAGAAGGTGCTCATCGGCGCACGTTTGCAAGCGTTCGATGATTTGTCTGATGGTTTGTTCTTGTTGCATAATATGCCCTCCTTCGAACGTGTGTTCCATAACAGATTATAGCACATCGACCGCGTCGAAAAGAGTCACAGTTTGACAGATTTGTGAAAAAAGTTCATAAGAGAGGTGGAAAACCATGTACGTACTACCGGATTTAAAAGGAAAAGAAATTATTTTGTATCTGCGAAAATCACGTGCTGACGATCCTTTGATGACCGTGGACGAAATTCTTGCCAAGCACGAAGAATTGATCATCGATTGGATGAAGGTGGCGCTCCCGAACACAGACCCGATCCCGACAGAAAATATTTTTCGCGAAGTCGTATCAGGAGAGACGCTGAAAGGTCGTCCACGCATGATGGAACTGCTGCGAAAAGTTGAATCGCCTGAAATCAAAGCCATCGTTTGCAAAGAACCAAGCCGGCTGTCTCGCGGCGATTTGCAAGATATCGGTTATTTGGTGAAAGTCCTTCGCTATACAGGCACTGTCGTGCTCACGCCGCGCGGATGTTACGATTTGCGCGACGATCGTGATCGCGAACAATTCGAACGTGAATTGATGCGCGGTAATGATTACTTAGAATACCAAAAGAAAATCATGTTTGACGGCAAACTGTTAGCCGTAAAAAGCGGGCAATATATAGGATCGATTCCTCCATACGGCTACAAAAAAACTTCATATAAAGATAAAAACACAAATCGAACATGCAAAACACTCGAACCGCATCCGGACGAAGCACCGATCGTCAAACGCGTCTTCGAACTATACGCTCAAGGCCTCGGCGCGATCAGAATCTGCGATATATTGGATGCGAAATACGGTCGTCCAATGAACGGCGTTAAATGGGCACCAAATTCGATCGCTGAGATTTTGCAAAATCCGCACTACATCGGGAAAGTGCGCTGGAATTATCGTCGTTTCGAAAACACGGTGAAAGACGGCGAAATCAAAAGGCGACGTGTGACTGCCGAAGATTGCTTGATCTTCGAAGGATTGCATCCGGCGCTCATACCGATCGAACTTTGGGATAAAGTACAAGCGATGCGCGGAAACATACCGCGAGCACCGAAAAAATCAGGATTGAAAAACCCCTTGTCTGGTGTCATTCGATGCTCGTGCGGAAAAACCATGACATATAAACAACCAAAAATAAAAGGCGGGTATATCGGACGCCCGCGATTATTGTGCGCCGACGCACGCTGTAAAGAAAACGGATCAGCGATTTTGAGCGAAATCGTTGACGAAGTGATCAACGTGTTGCAAGAATGCATCGACGATTTTGAAATTCGCATCGAAGCCGGCGTTGACGACAGCGCAGAAGTTCACATGCAATTGATCGAGCGATTGGAAAAACGACTCGAACAATTGCGTGAGTTGGAAACTAAACAATGGGATGAAAAAATCAAAGGCGAAATCCCGCAGCACGTATTCGAAAAACTGAACGCGAACACCGTCGCGGAAATCGCCGAAATCAATCAAGCGTTATGTGAAGCAAAAAACGCCACGCCCGTCCACGTCGATTTGCATGAACAACTAATTACCTTCCACGCGGCATTGAACGCGCTCAAAGACCCAGACGCGCCCGTCGAAGAACAGAACAAACTCGTGAGGGCTTGTATAGAGCGGATCGTATATCGTCGACCCAACCTCGGCACGGGCAAGAAAAAGAATCAACCGCCCTTCGATCTCGATTTCACTCTCCGCGTTTAATTTTGTCTTATATGTCTGACATCTACATGCTATTTCGATTGCATGTATATGTAGGACATAATAAAAAAGAGCATAAAAAAAGCCCCCGGAAGGCCTGAACCTTTCGGGGGTTTTTGCGTTTACTCTTTAAGTTCGGGAAGTCCTGCCACGCTGGTGAGCAAAGACAGGATACCGGCAAGCGCTGACGCACTGCCGACCAGCACCCAGTCCACCGCACCCATCAATGTCGCGGTGCCAATTGTCGCGATGGCTGTTTGTGCCACGGTTTTGAGTGCTCGCGCTCCTGCGGCTTTGATCCACTTGATTGCTTTTTCTTTTGTCATCGTTTTTTCCTCCTTATCGGTTTATAAGATGATTTTGCAGTTCGGTCTTTGCGTCCTGCATTTGCT